GTGGGCACCGGCTGGCCGGTCCATGTGCCGCGATTGGCAAACAGCGTCTCGCCGACGATCGGCGGCGTGGAGCCCCCGGTAATGGACGGCGCGACCGTATTGACAGGTGCTGCCGGCGGACCCGGCGCCCAGATCGAGCCGTCCTCGTTCAACAGCGTGATGGGCGGCGCGCCATCGGCCACCAGCATGATTGGCGGCGCGTTGCCGGTCACCACCGTGAAGGGCGGCGCCCCGGACGACACCTGCACGAACGGCGGGGCGCCGGACGCCACGATCTGCAGCGGAGGGGCGCCCATCAGGCGGCCTTAGTCGCTGGCTTGGGCTGCGCTGCGGCCTTCGCCTGCGCCTCGACGCGCCCGATGTCGGCGTGGATCTTCTCGATCTCGGCGCGCGTCTTCTGCATGTCGAGCACCGCCGCCTGCATGTCGATCTCGAACTTGGTCTGCAGCTCTTGGATCTGCAGCCCGGCGTCGTGCTGCTGCTTCTGGTGCTCCAGGCGCATGCCCTGCATGGCGAGCTCCATGTCGGTGCGATGCCGTTCCTGCTCCATCTGCATCTTCTGCTGCTCGGCCGCGGCCTTCTGTTGTGCGGCTTGGCTGTCAGCGGCCTGCTTCGCCTGGGCGATCTGCTGATCGGACTGCTGCTTGGCCTGTGCAATCTGCAGCTTCTGCTGCTCGGCCTGCGCCTTGGCCTGTGCCGCCTGCGCCTCGGGCGAGGGCGGCTGCGGCTGGCTGGCCTTCTGCTCGACCGTCTCGGCGAATTTTTCGATTGCGCCCTCCAGCTCCCGCCCGGCGCGGAAGCCAGAAGCCAGGAATTTCAGCATCTCCGACGCCAGCGGCGCGATCTCCGGCAATTGCGCCGCCACCGGCACCACCTGGCCGATAAAGCCGCCGACCGCAGTGATGAACTCCGTGCGGCGCTGCTTCTCGGCGTCCTCGTCCGGCTGGATGGTCGAGTCCGTCTCGATGTCGAGCACGAACGGTCGCACCTTCTGCGACCGCAGCATCCCCATCACCTTCTCGACCGTGACGGCCTGCGCGACCTGCTGCTGCGCCTGTTGCTGGATCTGCTGTTTTTGCTGGCTCGCCTTCTGCAGGGCCTGCTGTGCCAGTTGCGGGTTCTGCTGCACCGCCTGCATGATCTGCGGGTTCTGCCGCGCCTGCATGATCATCTGGTCGATCTGCATGGTCTGCTGCTGCACGGCCTGCATGGCCTGCTGCTGCACGACCTGCGAAGTCGGCAAATCTTTGATCTGGCTCAAATCGAGGAGCGCCTCGGGCGCAAAGTTCTCCGCCATGATCTCGCCGGCCATGCGGATGGCGTCTCTCGCCAACCTGATCATTTCGGCCTGCTTCTCACGAATGCGCACCGCGCCCGTCTGGGCTTTGAGCTCCTGCGCACCGAGCGTTTCGTTCGGGTCGGTCTGGCCGCGCATGATGTCTGAGAGGCCGGTGATCTGGTAGACGTCCTCGATGAGCTGACGCCGCAGCGCCACGAGCTCGGTGATGACCGTCGCCACATCCTGCACCGGCAGCCAGACGATGCTCTCCTTCAGGCTGCTCCCGCCGAGGGCTGCGAAGTTCGATACCCCGACGAGCACGGCGCGGTTTTCCTGGTCGGCAAAGACGTTCTCGATGGCCTGCGCCAGGTCTCCGGCTCCAGAAGGATAAAAGCCTTTCATCCGAAGGGCTTCGGCCAGCGAGCTAATCCTCGCTGTCATCTCGTTGATCTCTTCGACCTGGTCCTTGTAGTAGAGGAAGTCCGGGACAGGGATGAGGCTGCGCCGCTGGCAGGTGGCATAGGCCGGCTTCGGGCAGGGAAAGAAGTTCTCCAGGTTCGGCAGCGGTAGAAAGCCGTCCTTTGGCTGCTCGCCGGGCACTCGGCTGTCGAGCAGCACCTCGACGCCCTCGCTGATCCAGACGACAATGCGCTTCGGCTTCGACCATATCTGCCAGACGCCGGCCTTCTGCTCGCCCTTGTATTCCTCGCGACTGTCCTTGCGTTCTTTGAAGACGGCCGACTGCAGCCAGTCCTCCTCGGTGTCCGGGAAACGCTCGTGCATCTGGCGCCTGGTCAGCCAGTCGCGCCGCGCCACCCAGCCCACCTCACGCCACTTGCGCGCCGGCTCGTGCAGAAAGTCGCCGCGGTCGAGCTGGTCGAATTCCACCATGGTGTCGCTGTTGCGCAGCCACATGACGCCGCGGGCGTGGATGGCGAGGTCGTCACGCACCAGCTTGCACGCCTCGTGCAGCTGGCCATCGTTGGCGTCGGTGATGGAGATCAGCGCGCGTTCGAGCATTTCACTAGCTCTTCGCGCTAACTCGGTGCGATCCTTGAACTTTGGCACCACGACCGGGATGGCTGGCCGGGCGTAGATGGAGGGCTTCATGACCTCCATATTCGCCCAGAAGATCTTGAACTCCCTGTCCGCCGTCGTATTCCCGAGTGACGACAGCTTGGCGTAGAGGTCGTCGATCGTATCGCACTTGGTGTTGTAGGCTTCGAAGCAGTGCTCGGCGTCTGCAATGAGCGCCAGCCACGGCTTGGCATCGTCTGGCGTGTCGGGCTTTTGATAGGCGGGGCTCTCCTCGGCGTTGTCGCCGAGGTCTTCATAGGCCGCTGACATCAGGGAACCAGCTTAGGCAGCGGACCCATGCCGCCTATGAGCTGCAGCAAAAGCAGGATCACGATCAGACAGCCTATGACGATGATGATGACGCGCGCGATTTGCCCGAACGGCGCAGGCAGCGGCAGGTTGTCCACCGCGTAAAGCAGCACCCAGCAGATCAGGCCGATGACAATGAGATAGATGACCAGATAGACGAGCGTGGTGATCATGCTAGAATCCTCGCATGCCTACAAAAGCCCAAATCCGCGCAAGCCGAATGATGGACGCTAGGATAAATGCGCTGTCCCGCCTGTGCTTGCTGGACATCTCTGATCTGCTGCGTGCCAACAAAAACCTGCCCGAAAAGGGGCAGCAATTCCTCGATGCAATCGAAATGTTTTTCAGCGGAGAGGGCGGCGCCACGATCGTCGAGTCGCTCAAGGACTTTGTCCGGTCAGAAAAAGACGTGTATGGCCTGACGGCGGTCGACGAGGCCCTACTGGCCGCGGTGCACCCAGTCTTTTTCGCAGACGAACCCCTGACCCGCGAACAATCCGCGTGGAGCAAACGAGCCTCTAAACGGCTATCCTCCGTCCGCTCCTCGGCGGCGGCGGGCCGTGAAGAATGACCTGCCCCGGCCGTAGCGTCGGCTTCGGCGTCACATCCCGCACCGGGATCTGCTGCCAGGCCAGCGCCAGGTAGCGAAAGGCATCGCTCGCGTGCGAGGCCCAGTTGTGATTGTCGTCGTTCCTGAAGACCTTCTTGTCGTCATCCCAATCGCGGGCGTATTGCTCTAGCGCCGGGATGCCATAATCCTCACAGCGTGGATGAAAGACCGCCCGCGGTAGCGTGCGCCGCACGGCATTAATTCCGTCCAATTTCCGCATGTTCGGGCAGAGCCTCGGGTTGAGCCCGAGGAGCTGCATGGTCTCAAGGCGAGAGCGGCCACCCGTAGTGCCCCACTCCCGCACACTTGCGTCGTGCGGCACCCAATCGATCGTCTGCCATTCTCCGCTCTTCGCGTCCTTCAAGCGCGCCCAGCCGTGCTCCTGGCGCTTCTGGTAGTCGAGCTCCGCGAAGCTCTCCAAATGCCCGTGGTTCTCTGAGTGGCAGTCGAGCAGCACCACCTGCGTGCCCTGCACCTGCCACCACCAGATGGACGTGTCGTCGCGGACGCCGATGTCCCATGCCGTATGGACCGGCACGCCTGGCAGCGCCTCCACCTCCGCTATGCGGCCTTCTGAGCGCACCGCGAGCATTTCCCTGGCGTAGTAGGCGCCGAGGATCGCGGCGTTGAATGAGCACTCGTATTCCTGGCTGAAGAACGCCCTGCCCTCGTCCTCGCCATACAGCGAGATGTATTCGGCGAGGCTTTCCTCAAGCTGCTCCGGCGACAGCGCCCCGGTGTCGTGGATCGTGCTGACTTCCGCGAACCACTTCGGGCTGCGGGCAGCCATGTCATACATGTCCTTGCAGTGATTGCGGCCACGCG